TACCTTTTGCAAAATCAAGTGCTGCTTGTTCTCTTCTTTCAGCTTCTCTTTTTTGAAAGACTAGCTTATCAATTCTTTTTTGATAATCTCTTCTCGACTCATTAAGGTTTGGTTTTTCTTCTTCTTTATTTCCAACATCATCACCTGGTTCTTCTTTAGAAACTTCTACCTTATCTTCAGTAATTTCTATTTCAGGCTTTGCTGGTTTTTCTTCTTCGTCTTTTGAATGACCAGTATAACCTAAATCAACTTCACCAACGTTTAAGTTTGGTGTTTCTTCTTTATTTGATTTTTCTTCTACTGATACATTTTCTTCTTTAACATTATCGGTATCTAATTCTACCTCATGTTCTTTTGCCATAAGTGCTTCCGCACTATAGTCTTTTACTTCTGCCATGTTTATTCTCCTTTATCTAAAATAAATGGAGAATATCTTCTGGCTTACCAATCGTTCCTATGATCTCGTCATCATTGAGTATTCGGTGTTCACCGAATTTAGTTTGAAATCTACTTCCAGAGTATCTACCATAAATGACAAATTCTCCTTCTTTACACCAAGCACCCTTAGGAAATTTTTCTTTATCCTGATAACAAAGATCACCCTGTTTAACAACTAATCCAACGACTGTTGTCATTTGAATTTTGTCTTGAGTTTCATCTGCTAGAATAACACCGCCTTTTGTTTTTGCTTGTCCAGACCAAGGTCTAACTAGCATACGGTATCCTACTGGGTTGGGTATGATTTCAAGATATTCTTTGATGCCTTTGGGATCTGTTGGAATTTGTGATTTAACCTCTTCTTTATTTTTTTCGTTTCCGAAATCTGTAAGTTTAGGTTTTATCAATTGTACCATCGTTATCCTCCTTTTGCAGGTTTTTAATATCCTGAAGCAGCGTTTCTAAAGCGCTGAGTCTGCCCCTACCATACATCAGTTGATCTACCGTTTCAACCCCATAGCAAAGATGGTCTTTAATATCTTTAATTGATTTGTTAATCACATTAACAATCTGTTCTTTGGTGTGATAATCCAACATTAATTTTTTATAAACTAATTATATGGAAAGTAAATACTTTTTATTTTGCCTTGTGCTTGTAATTTTTTTAAATCACCTTTTGATAATTTAGAATAATCTATTTTATTTTCTTTACGCTTACCATAAAGCCAAGTCCATGACCATGAAGTTAAAGCAGTTGAATAATGATATATTTTTTTTACAAACCAAGTTATCATTATATTTTTTGCATCTCTGGATTATTTGATAATATGTTTTTTTCTGCTCTAGGTCTAGCTATAGAATCTTTACTTCTTTTTCTAAGTTGAGCAATAGCAGATTCTTTCATCTGTTTTTCTTTTTTAAGTTTTTGTAGATCTCTTTCTAAATTCATTTTTTACCACCCTTAAATATTTGTGTTCCCTTAATGCCATAGATGCTCGCCACGACAAGGATCCAAAGATTTGTGAACCATTTTGGGAGCTCTGAAAACATCTCAAAAAATAATTTTACTTTGTCCATAGCGGAGGGATCATCGCTCACGACCGCCCAAGCTAGGATTGCTATGGGCAAACTTAAAATTATCAAAACTGCCTCGTCCTTCCAGTCTGATTGACGTGCTTCTAATAATTTTCCTTGGTAAGCTTCTTTTCCTTCGGCCATACGAGATGCATGCATTAATTGTGCGTCTGACATAGCCATCTTTGTTTTTTGCTTGTTAGCATAAATTTTTGATCCAGCAGATACTGCAAGTTTAATAGCTTGAAACCACATTATTTTTTACTTCCTTTTTTTAGTTTAACTGGAGGGACTTGAGAGTTAGGACCTCTCTTTGGTGCTGGTCCATAACTTACTCCACCAGATAATCCTCCAACTTTATATGCTTTAAAGTTAAAAAAATTTTCTTTTGGTTTTATTAAAAGAGGATCAATTTTTTTTGTAGTTTCAATAGGAATAATTGGATCGTCATTATTTCCTCCTGTATCTATAACTGGTTTTCTTTTATTAAAGCCAGCCTCTTTTAAATAATTTTTACCCGTAGCTGAATTAGGTTGTAAAACATTTCCTGTAGTTTTATAAAAATCTCTATATAAACCTTCTTTTCTTGAAAATTTTTGTCTACCTTTGTAAGTTTGTTTGGCACCATAATTACCAAGTCCTGTCAAAAAACCAACCCCGAGTATATTAGCAGCGATACTAGATTTCATACCAAAAGGTTTTTTAAAAGGAACATCTTTGACTACTGGACCAATTTTACTTGGTTTATCGTTGTTGTTATTTCCACCTCTAAAATCTCCTTTTGCAGTTGTGCCTGGAGACATTGCTTTTCCTTTTGCAGTGTCAGCTTGTGCACCCTTAAAAGCTTTTAACATTTTAATTTTTCTTTTCATTATTTACCTGCTCTTTTCTTTGCTCTAGCAATCTCAAGTTTTTCTTCTGCGATTCTAATTCTTTCTGCAGCTTGATCTTCGTTGTTTTCTAATTTCATTCTCTCTAAATCAATTTTTTCATCCATTTCATTTTCTCTGATCTCATTACCATTCATATCCTGCTCTGATTTTCTTTGAAGATCCATAGCTTTTAAATCTAACTCTCTTTCTTTAAGTGCAACCAGTGGGTCTTTCTGTTGACCCATAGCTTCACTCTGTGCAAGTTCAATAGTTAACTCTGCTACTCTTGCTGCAATCATAGCATTGACTTTAATTTGTGCTCCTTGAGGATCGGCTTGCAAGTCTGCTTGCATTATTGGATCTTGTAATAGCATTGCTCCAACTTCTCCTTGAGCTTTCATTGAAACGTGTTCCGATATGTGTGCTTGTAGAGCTGAGTATACTTGAGGATTAATTTGAACCATTCTTGTTGACATAAATGCTCTATGTGCATTGATATGTGCATCATGATCTTGATCTGGGAATGCTCTTAATGGTTTTTGCATTAAAACTTCCATATTCTCTGTAGCAGGGTCTTTTGGAATTGGTTTTTCTTCTGGTTTAAGTAATTGATCTATATCTTGAGTGCCTAATGCTTCGTATACTCTTCGATATGCTTCTCTCAAATTATGCATCATAGGATTTGACATAGCAATTTTTAAATTTTCGTTAGCGAGCGTTACTCTTTGTGCCATACTCATAATATTAGGGTCGGCAACCGGTATAACATCTACTCTATCATCAAAATCAGTTTGTTTTACTGCTTGATCGGCACCGTATACTGAATATGGGTAGATTGGTGGTAGATATGTACCAAATACTTTTGATAAAAGTCTAAATTCTTTACGCATTGAGTAGTAACATCGCTTGTGTATTGCAGTCATGACTCTTGAACCACGTTCCAACATTGCAACTGTAGTACCAACAGCTCTATTTTGAGCATCATTACCGGTATCCATGTTAGTAATGGCTGCAAACTTCTGTCCTGCTTGAACAACAAATCCCATTAATTGATATAATGTAGATGAAGGTTCCTTAAATGGTAAAATTTGAAACTGATCTTTAATATTTCCCCCAGGTGCATCGACATCTCTAAACTCTCCTGGTTGAAATGGTTGGTCATCATCTCTAATTCTTATTCCTCTAGACTTAAATCCTGCAGGTAAGTTAGATAATGTACCTGCATCTAGTAATTGTCTTAAGGATTGAGTAGCAGTTCTAGATAATCCACCAATCATATGCGTTAAACCAAAACCATAGAACCCTAATCCTGGTAAAAATTTAAAATGTACAAAGTATTCGTCACGTTTTTTAGTTTCATCCTTAGGTTTATAGTTTCTATATATAGATAAAACTTCACCTGAACCTTCATCAATACTTATAATGTAAGGAACTTTAATTTCTTTTTCTGAAGTAGTGTTTTCAAATTCTTCTAAATTACAATCAACATGCATTTCTAAAACTTGATAAGAATATTGTTTATCAGTTGAAGGAGTTACCCCTTCTAGCTCTTGATATTTTTTTTCAATTTCTGTGGGACCACTTGAAGTTGGTTTAAGTTCTACGTCTCTATAAAATCCTGATGCTTGTTTTTTTAATATCTCATTTTCTCCCATTTTAATGACATGAGTAATTCTTTCACACTCCATTAAATCGGTTGCATAATAGGGAACCACTAAATCTTCTGCAGGAATAAATTTAGATACAGCTCTTTGCATAACTTCATCATAGTAAACTTTTTTAAATGCTGATCCTGCTAGTGCTAGATAAAATAATAACTGATCAAACTCTGGAGTGTATTCTTCCATTTCTTCTGTGATCATATAGTTCATAAAATCTTGAACACGTTGTGCTTGATTAACTTTTTCGTTATCTTCTGTACCAAGGACTCTTGCTCTTACTGGTCCTTGAGACGGGAGTAATTCTTTATAGGCTTGTGCTTGAAATTGTGTAACAGCTTCTGATAAAAGTGGATGAGTCACGGATGCCGAACCTTTAAATGGTCTAGTCATCTCCGTATGTTTAATACCAAGTAAATCTAAATTACTAGTGTAAGAAGTTTCCCAATCTTTTCTTGAGACTCTATCCTTTTTATAATCATCTAACAGTTGATTAGATAATCTTTGAAGAACATCGTCATCCATGTCCTCTGCGATATTTTTAAAAAATTCTTCAGCTTTAGAAACTTTCTCTTCGATTGTTGGTTCTTCACCTTCAATTTCAATATCAACTTCTTCTGAATTAGGAGTTATAACTTCCTCTTCAATTGCTTTTTCAATTTCGGCCATGTTAAAAATTAATAAAGTTTAGTAGGTTTACTTCTCGCCATTCCACCACCACGAGCCTTAACCATTGTTCCTTTGTTAAAATAACTTCCTGGGTTTTTTATTTTAGCATTATTAGCTTTAACCTTTAAATTAAAAGAATCTTTTTTCGCTGCTCTACTTTCTGCAGCATTAGCTATTTTTGATTTTAAACTGTCTATATTAATTCCAAAAATACTTTTTGATCTTCTATTTTTTTGAGCTTCATTAGATTTTTTAAACGCTGCAACACTTTCTTTTGAAAATTTAGGTTCTGTTGAAGTAATACCAAACATTTTAAAGGGTCCACCTTTTATAACATCTTTTCCCTTTTTCCCAGGTATTTTTTTCTTAACTATATCTTTAGCTCCTAGTGTAGGACCTGCACTAGATGGTTTCTTAGAAAACTCGGTAACAGATTTTTTAAAGGCATCGGTTTTACCAACTACATTAGATGCAGTAGTTTTACCACCAAGCATTCCTAGTTTTGATGCACCAAGTAATGCTGCGCCAGCTAGAAGCAACTTATTTCTTTTTCTTGATTTTTTTGACATGTCGTCTCCTTTTAATAATATACGTATTTACGTTCTTTATAACTTTCAACCTCATCCTCGTCAGCATAAGTTGTTACAAAAGAACCTTGTCGATATCTTAACATAGCTTGTGTTGTGCTGTCTACATAATCATCATGCTCTCCATGAGGAAACGCAGCACATTCCTCAATTACTTCTTGAGCCCAATGTTCGTCTCTAGGGTAAT